CCGCACGGTGGACCCGGACCAAGCAACGCCGCGATGGCGTGTCGCCGAACACGCGGCCGCCAGGCTCCGCTCAGAGTCCCCCGCCCGCGCGCGGACCCGGACCAACTGACCGCGGCCTGGCCTCGCCAGCACTCGGGCAGACCGCACAGCGATTCCATCAACCCGCACGCCTGGACGGCGTGCTTTGGGAGACTGTGCAAATGGCCGTTGCCTCCGCTGGCGCCGCGATCGCCAACACCTTCATGTCGACCGGCGCCTCGGCGCCGACCAATCTGCGGGAGGACCTGTCCAACGCGATCTGGATGATCGACCCGGAAGAGACCCCGCTGGTCACCGCGATCGGCCGCGGCACGCCGGCCGAGCAGATCAAAAGCGAGTGGCTGCTGCAGACGCTGCAGGCGGCGGACAGCAACGTGCAACCCGAGGGTTTCCGTTACGCCGCGCAGCCGGCGAGAACCCCGGCGCGGCTGTTCAACGAATGCCAGATCATGTTCCGCTCAGTGACCGTTTCGAACACGTTCCGCGCGTCCAACAGCGTCGGCGGCGAGGAGTGGAACCGCCAGATGTTGTTGAAGGGCAAGGAACTGCGGCGGGATCTGGAATGGTGGGTGACGCGCGGCAATGTGCGTGCGGCGACCGACCCGCGGCAGATGTCCGGGATCCAGTGCTTCATCAACCAGGGCAGCATGGGCAGCGGCACCGGCGCGATGCCGGTCGGCGACGGCTCGAATGCCCCGATCGCCGGCACCGCGCGCACCTTCACGCTGGATCTGATGGCGGCGGCGATGCAGCAGGCCTACAGCAACGGCGGCAAGCCGACCGCCGTGTTCATGTCGCCGCGGCTGAAACGGGTGTTCTCCGGCAGCGCGGTCGGTGGCGCCGGCAATACCATCGTGGCGCAGCAGGTGGTGCAGTCGACGGCGACCGAGCCGATCACCATCGCCGGCGCGGTCGACGCGTATCTCTCGGATTTCGGCCGGCTGCAGATGGTGCCCGACATTTTCATGCCGGACGGGGTCATGCTGATGATCGACCCGAACTACGCCGACATCGCGCCGCTGAGCGGCCGCGACATGCTGACCGAGCGGTTCGCCATCACCGGTGACGCGGCCGACGGCGGTGTGACATTCGAGGGCACGCTGCGCGTCGAGGCGCCGAAGGCGCACGCGATGATCGGCGATCTGTCGTAATGCTCGATACCGTCAGCCGCCACGGCGTGCGCACACAGATCAGCTGGGAAAACGGCCTGCCGGTGTTCCGCCGGGTGCAGGACGTGCGCGCGATCCTGGCGCAGAACGCGCGCCAGCGCAGCGTCTATGACCGCGCGGTGGCGCGCAAGAATCCCGCCGGTATCCGCCCGGTCGCGCGCATCCCCTGGGTGGTTATCCAGCAGCTCGAGCAGATGGGCATCATGCGCGGGCTCGAGGTGATCGACGAGAAACGCTTCCGCGGGTTTCTCAACGACCACCTGGCGCGGCATCTGCGGGTGGATGACGGGGCGCCGGTGTAATGACGCGCCTTGAGCTCGAGACAAGTATCTATGCCTACCTGCATCGCGCGAATTTCCGCACGCCGGTGGCGAATTTCGACGCGGTAAAAAGCTGGGTGGCGCTCGGCGAGCAGGACGTCAACCTCGATCTGCGCGCGCGCTGCATGATCCGGCGCGTGTCGCAGACGGTCGACGCGGCCTATTTGCCGCTGCCGTGCGACTACATCGAGGCGGAGGATCTGCGGCTGTCGACCGGCCGGCAGCTGGTCTACCGCGACCGCCAGCAGATCGGCGATATGCTGCAGGTGCAGAACGGCGCGCCGCCGGTCAGCGGCATGCCGCCCCACCCGACCGTGGTGCTGCCCTACCTGCCAACCGGGCCGCTCTATTACAGCGTGGTCGGCGACCTGATGGAGCTATGGCCCTACGCGGTGCCGACCGCGCCGCTGCCCGACGGCTGGCAACCGACCACGCTGGAGATGGCGTATTTCCAGGCCCAGTCGCTCGGCCCGGCCGACACCGACACCACGCCGGTGCTGACCGCGCTGCCGGGCGCCTATCTCTGGGGGGCGCTGAAATACTCCGCGCCGTTCCTGCGCGACGATGGCCGCACTGAGACGTGGGCCAATAATTACAACGCCATCGTTGCGAAATCGAACCTCGCGAAAGAGCGCGCGGCGTCGGCCGGCTCGCGGCTGGTGCAAAGCTTCCGGCGGGTGGGATGAGCGGCGCCGCGCTGCGCGCACTGCGCCAACTGCCGCGGCAGCGACTGAGTGCCGCCGAGCTCGCCGCCGCGGGTGGTCCGCGCCGGCTCGGCCGCAGCGCGCGCAGCAGCGTGCCGTTCGATCAGCGACCGTTCGAGCTGGCGCTGCTGACGCGCAACGTGAGTTGGAATGCACCGATGCCGGCCGATGCCGAGCTCGCCGGGCGCGGTTACGCGCGCCCGCCCGTAGGGACGCTGACACACAGGAGCCGGAGCCCGGCAGAATGGAGTAACGCGCTGCCGATCCTGTGGCCGCAGGCGCGCGACGACTGGGGGCTCGCCGCCTATGTCGGGTTGCTCGAGCACGGCGACACCAACGTGCTGGCGACCGCGCCGGTGCCGCTGGTGCCGTATGTCGTGCTGGCCGGTGATCAGCCGGCGATTGCCGCGGGCGATCTGTTGGTCGACGGCGTCGCGGCACAGACCCGCCGGCCGTTCGGCGTCGGGCGCTACAGCACGGTGGTGTATTCGGCCTACCCGCCGGAGGGCGGGGTGTTCGACATGGCCCTCGCCGGGCTCGGCTACGAGTGGGCGGCGCTGGACGCCGCCTGTGCGGCCTGGCAGCCGCTGCAGGTGATCGCCGGCGGATGCGCGCCATGAGCGATTACACGCTGACCGCGAATTTTTCGCTCTACAAGCCCACGCCGGGCGCCGACGACGATGTCTGGGGCGACCACCTTAACCTCAACGCTGATACGCTCGACGAATTAATTCAGCGCTATCTGCCGCTTTCCGGTGGCGGCATGGTCGGCCCCTTGACGCTGGCTGGCGACGCCGCCGCATCATTGCAGGCCGTGACGTTGCAACAGCTAAACGGCGCAATTTCCGGAGCTCCGTTCCTGCCGCTGACGGGCGGCACCCTAGCTGGGCCGCTGATACTTTCGGGCGATCCAGCCACTGCCCTCGGCGCATCTACCCGCCAGTACGTTGATGCGCAGATTGCGTCAGCTCCGTTCCTACTGCTAGCGGGCGGCACCCTAACTGGGTCGCTGACACTGGCCGCAGATCCGGTGAGCGCGCTTGGGGCTGCAACCCGGCAGTATGCCGATCTGCGTGTGCTACGCAGCGGCGACACGATGGTCGGCCCGCTGATACTTTCGGGCGATCCAGCCACTGCCCTCGGCGCATCTACCCGCCAGTACGTTGATGCGCAGATTGCGTCAACGAACGGCACAACTGCCGCAAGCTATGTGCCGCTGTCGCAGAAGGCCGCCGCCCTCGGTGTCGCCACGCTCGATGCGACCGGCAAGTTGCCGACCGCGCAGATGCCGGCGGCTGCGACGGGCACGCTGAGCTACAAAGGCGGTTGGAACGCCGCCACCAACACCCCGACCATGGCGTCGGGCGCGCTGGCCGGCGGCGTGCTGCAGCCCATCGGCAATTACTACGTGGTCACCGTGAGCGGGACCACGGCGGCGATCGACGGTGTGACCAGCTGGGTGGCCGGCGACTGGATCGCGTCGAACGGCACGATCTGGCAGCGCGTGGTGAACTCGACGTCGCCGTATCTTCCGCTGACGGGCGGCACACTCTCAGGTGCGCTGACCACCTTCGGCGGTGGGATTATCACGCAGCTCGATCTGCGCATCCCCGACGTGGCGTATGGCTGGCAGGATGCGGCCGGCAATTTCGGCGCGACGATCGACACGGCCGGCGGGTTTCACATGCCGGCGGCCTATGTCACGGGTAACCCCACGGTCGCCCTCGGCCTGGCACCCAAGCAATACGTCGATAGCGCGGTCGCTGCCGGCGTGGCTGCGTTCCTCCCCCTTGCGGGCGGTCAGCTCACCGGCCCGCTGACCGTCGCTGGCGGTGTGGTCGTTGCCCAGCTTGATCCACGCATACCTGATGTTCCATTCGCCTGGCAGGACGCCGCCGGCAATGTCGGCGCCATCATCAGCGCAACCGGAACGCTGTTCTGGCCATCACTCCAGACGAATGCGCTGACCGTCAGCAATGTTGCCGCCACGACAATCAGTATCGGTGCAGATACGTTTGGCGCCGCTGATCCGCGTATTCCAGATCTCGCCTATGTGTGGCGAGATGCTGCCGGCAACATCGCCGCCGGGTTCGACAAGAACGGCGTGTTCAACGGTACCGTTGCCGGCATGGTCACCACGGGTTACGTGAACGCCAATGCCGTATTGCTGGCCGGCAGCGCGATGACTGGCCCGCTGTTGCTGTCAGGCGATCCGCCGGCTGGAGCTAATGCGCAGGCAGCGACCAAAGGCTATGTCGATCAAATGGTGCTCAGCGCTGGAGGTTCCGGTCCAGGGACCGATCCGACGTTCAACAGCGTCAACGTGAACGCTGGCTACTATTTCGGTGGCCAACTGCTCATCAAGGCGACGGCGCAGATACCCGGCAATCCCGGCGTGCCTGGCATTCCGAACACCCATGTCGGGCTGGCGATCAACTCAACTGGCGCCGGCAACGTGCTGATCGGCTATCAGACCGGCGGCGGCCAGCTTACCGGCGGCCTCACATTGTCATCGGCCGAGAACACCTATGTCGGTATGCAGGTCGGAGCTAATCACTCAGGCGGTGGCCAGCAGAACGCGGCGTTCGGCTGCGGCGCGCTGCGTGTCGATCCCAACCCAGGCAACGTGTGCGTCTTTGGGTCCGACGCGGCGCGCAACTCGACCAATAATCTACGTGCGATCCTGATCGGCGCGCACTCCGGGCGCAACGGGAACGGCATTACCGACAGCATCCTGATCGGCCACTGGACGATGTATGGCACGGACGGTGTGATGCCGCCCCTCGTCAATACCGTGTCGATCGGTTCCTACACGCTGTCCGACCCGAACATGGGGTCGGCCAGCAACTCGGTGTTCGTGGGCGCCAACGTCGCGAAGAAAGGCCAGAGCGTTCCTGGCAATCTGCTGCTTGGCCCCAATGTTGGTTCAGCCACGCTCATCAACGGCACCGGCCTGATCTATCTCGGGGCGAGCGGCGCAATCGACGCGGCCACTGCGACCGAGAACCATACTTTCCGTTTGGGGAATCACGCGACCAACCTGATGCGCGCGACCGGCATCAACACGGCGTCGCCCAAGTTCTTCTTCGACTGGCTGCCGGCGTCCACCAGTTACAGCGACGACACGACGGCAAAGGCCGGCGGCGTGCAGTACGGTCAGCTCTACCGCAACGGCAGTGCCGTGCAAGTCTGCTGCCTGGCATAGGAGACACCACACCATGCCGACCGCCATCACCATCGCAGGCGTTGACTTTTCGGCCTCCGCCATAGTCAAGCCACTGCCGGTGATCGCGGGCCTGGACACCTGGGCGTATCTCGGCAAAGACCTCGCTACATCGCAGAACGTCGGCCCAGGCGGTGCGTTCACCAACTTCACCGCTGGGCCGCCGACTTATTTCCCGACCTACATCCATTGCCAAAACGCGACGGGTGCGCTCCAGACCGCATCGTCGTTCCACACGGCTGAGACGGCACTGATTGCCTGCCGGCAGACGCCGGTGGCCTCGCAGGTCGGCACTCAGGTGTTCATCATCGGCAACTACTACAACGGCTATATCGGATATACCCCCTATGTTGGCGGATCGACTGCGATCCAGATGTACAACGGCGCCACGGTCAATATGTCTCTCGTGACGCCACCGGTCACTGACTGGCGGTTTTTTGCCTGCACGATCGGCGGCGGTGTGGTGCCGGCGGTCTATGACCTCACCAAGAACCTAAGCAACATCGGCGCCACGCCCTCGACCAACACCGTCGGCGCGATGTTGAAAATCCTCGGTTCCAGTCAGGCCGCAAATCTCGCGACGAACAACGGCGCCTGCGACATCGCGTTCTTCGCCAGCTACAACGCGATCCT